ATTTGCACGCATGTCAAGGGCGATTTGTCGGGCAAACCATTTTTGTTGGAACCATGGCAACGCGAATATTTGATTCAATTGTTCGGGACCATTGGTCCGGATGGATTGCGCCAGTACCGCACATCGTTTGTGTTCCTACCGCGTAAAAACGGCAAATCAAATTTGATTGCGGCGATTGGGTTGTACCTATTATTCGCCGACAATGAACCGGGCGCGGAAATCTACGTGGCCGCGGCGGATAGGGAACAGGCGAACGCAATATTTGAGGTTCAAAAACAAATGGTTTTGAATTCAACGTTGTTGCGCGATAAATGCAAAATTTATCGCAATTCGATTGTGTTGAATGGCACGAATTCATACATCAAGGCGATCAGCGCGGATGCATCGACGAAACACGGATTTTCGGCGCACGCCGTGTTGTACGATGAATTGCATTCCGCCCCGAACCGCGAATTGTGGGAGGTGTTGACGACATCGGTCGGCGCACGTTCACAACCATTGGTTTTGGGTATATCAACCGCCGGGATTGACCGCGGTGGGTTGTGCATGGAATTGTACGAATACGGCAAACGCGTTCGCGATGGTGTGATTGACGACAAAACGTTTTTGCCGGTTATATATGAGGCCCCGATGGATGCCGACCCGTTCGACGTTGAAACGTGGCGCACGGCAAACCCGAATTTGGGCGTGTCCGTCCGCATGGATTATTTCGAACGGATGGCGGCCGAGGCGCGAATCCTACCAACGTCGGAAATCGCATTCAAACAATTGCATTTGAATCAATGGGTGTCATCATTCGACGGCTGGGTGACGGATTCCGATTGGATGTTGTCGGCCGGTGATGTGGACATGTCCGAATTGGCCGGTGAACCCTGTTTCGGCGGTTTGGATTTGGCGGCAACGTCCGACGTGTGTTCGTTCGTGTTGGTATTCCCGCGCCCGGATGGTTCGGTGAAGGTGTTGCCGTGGATGTTTGTTTCGCAGGCGGCCGTTGATCAACGCCGTGGACGCACCGGTGCATCATACGATGCGTTTTCCGCGGCGGGTGAACTAATTGTCACGGACGGGAATTCGACGGATTACGACGTGATATTCACGCAAATGTCGAAATGTGCGGACATGTTCGATATCAAATCCGTCGCATTCGACCGCTGGAATTCATCGGCATTGGTTCAACGATTGATGGACGCCGGGTTTGATATGGATCCGTTCGGACAGGGTTTCGCATCGATGTCCCAACCAATCAAACAAATGGAAATATTGATCAAACAAAAGAAATTGAACCATGGCGGTCACGGGATGTTGCGTTGGATGGCATCGAACATTCAAACAAAAACGGATGAGGCGATGAATATCAAATTCGTCAAATCAAAGTCCGGGGACAAAATCGACGGGATGGTTGCGTTGGCAATGGCCGTCGGTGAATGGATGACAAACGACAATGACAACGCGGGCGGTTCCGTATATGAAACAAATGATATTCGATTTTTATGAAACAACAATTTGAAAATGAACGTGCAACGATTGATTCGTTCAATGAATTGTTCAACGATTTAGTCGCGGAACAGAATTGCAAAATGATATCCTATGAATTCACCGAACAACAACACGTCGAACAATATGGCCGTCGGCGTTTTTCGTCCTATTATTCATTCACCAATTGCCGCAAACACCATGCACACAAACGAAAAAATTGAACACGTCATTGAACGATTGGAAGATTTGTTGATTTCTAAAAACAACACGTATGGTGATTCATTGCAGAACCCCGTGCGGATATTCTCGAAACTGGACCGCATGGATTCCATTTCCGGGCGCATTGACGACAAATTGTCGCGCATTGCGGCGGTTGGAATTACGGATGAAACAAAGGATACGTTGTTCGATTTGATGGGGTACATCGTGCATTTGATCATCGCTTTTGAGGATGAAAATATTTGATTTCGGTCAAAACATTGATTTTTTTGTTCAAATGTGATTTTTTTTGTTCATGGGTATTGTTTATTTAACATTTTGTTGTATGTTTACATCAACAAACAAACATATTCATTTAAAACAACGACCATGAAAAATTCAATTTTCTCACAAACAAAAAAGAACGGAATGGGAATCGAAAACGGAAATCAAGTTTCTGTTGAATTAAATCGATACGCAAAGGGATTTTGGCCAGTTTCATTGAATGGTTACACACACGAATACGAATTGTTGGTTGACGGCAAAGTGGCAATGACATTTCGTGCAACATTGAATGGTGCAAAAAAAATGGCACAAAATATTTTGATGAATGAGTGGATTGCAAAAAATCCATTTTAAATAATCAAACGGGGCCGTCCATTAGGGCGGCCCTTTTTAAAACACAAACAATCATGAAAACCGAATTGACCGAATTGGCCCGTGCATGGAACATGTACATGAATCCAAAAACCGAAACCGAATTCAACGACGCCGAACGCGTGTTGTTGAAATTCCACAAAAAATACGGAACGATTGATGTCGCAACAATTCGTTCGTTGATCAGTTAGGCGCAAAATGGAGTTTTTGGTTGAACGTCGCCAAACTGGTTGGGGACCCTTTCGGGGGTCCCTTTTTCGTTTATGAACACAACGTTCCGTCCCCGTCGGGATGTGTTTTTATTTTTTTTTCTTCCGCCCCCTTACAGGGGGACGGAAAAAAAAATAAGAAACGACACGCGTCCCGAATGCCATGGGAATAGTTTTCAACATACAAACAATGGTGCGGTTTTTTCATTATTTTTGTGATGCGCGCAAATTATATCCATGGCAAACGAACAACAAACATTGTTTGATCGTGTTCGGGCGGTGTTTAGAGCATCCCCAAACAACCCATCAACGTCGTTGAACAAACCGGCATCGTGGTTGTTCGATGCATTCGGTTCATCCAAAACGGGCGTTCCGGTCAACGAGAATTCCGCCATGCAATTTTCCGCGGTATGGGCCGCGGTGCGAATCCTATCCGAAACCATTGGTTCAATGCCGTGGCACGTTTACCAGCGTGACGGGGAATCACGTTTCATTGCATCGGCACATCCAATCGGCCAATTGATTCAGCATCCGAACGGGATGATGACGTCGTTGGTGTTCCGTGAAACGTTGATGGCGCATTTGTGTTTGCATGGCAACGCATTCGCCGCGATTGAACGCGACGCATCCGCACGCCCCACAAAATTGGTCCCGGTTCATCCGGACCGCGTACAAATCAAGGTCGTCGAGGGGGAAAAATTCTACCATGTCGACAAAAAGGTTGTGTACACGGATTTCGAAATGATTCACGTTTGTGGATTGTCATTTGACGGCATCCGTGGAAAATCACCATTGGCCGCGGCAAAAGAAACATTCGGCATTGGTTTGGCCGCAAATCAGTTCGGCGCGGAATTCTTTGGCAACGGCGCAAACGTCGGTGGTATGTTAGTTCACCCCGGACGTTTGACGGATGATGCCTACAAACGTTTGAAACATTCATGGCAAACCGCCAATGCCGGTTTGGGCAATGCGCACAAAACCGCGATTTTGGAGGAGGGGATGAAATTTGAAAAAATGACCATCCCGCCCGATCAAGCGCAATTCCTACAAACGCGCAAATTCCAAACGGAGGAGGTCGCGCGATTCTTCCTCATTCCCCCGCACATGCTGGGCGATTTGTCGGCATCATCGACGCGTGCGAATATCGAGGAACAGGGAATTCAATTTGTCCGCAACACGATTCGTCCATGGGCGGTTCGGATTGAGGAGGAATTCAACAACAAATTGTTCCGGTTGGATGAGAATGATGAATATTACATTCAATTCAATTTGGAGGGATTATTGCGCGGTGATATTAAATCACGTTACGACGCGTATTCCGTCGGTCGCCAATGGGGTTGGTTGTCCGTGAACGATATCCGCAAAATGGAATCGTTGAACGACATCGACGGCGGTGACGTTTATTTGCAACCATTGAACATGATTGATGCGTCAATCGACAATCCGGATGCCAATGTCGTGGAATGATTATCCAAAGGCGGCGTCGGACAACGCACAACGGGCGTTGGATTTTAAGGAATCCAATGGTTCGGATTGCGGGACATCCGTCGGATGGTTTCGCGCCCGTCAATTGTCATCACGCGCCGATATTTCGGATGAAATCGTGAAACGCACGTTTTCGTTTTTGTCGCGGGCGAAGGTTTACGATCAAGGGGATTTCGTCGATGGTGACGGAAACCAAATTTGCGGTTCCATCATGTACGCCGCGTGGGGTGGCGACGAAATGCGTGATTGGGCCGAACAAACAATTGAAAAGATGAACGACACGGAGGAACGCCCATATCCGGGCGAACACGCCGCACGTTTGATTGATCCGGAAATGTTTGACGAATTCCGTCGTGAGAACGACGCATTCGGCGAGGGCATTCATGCCATTTACGGAATCAAGGATGGCGTGAGCGAATTGCAGGCAATCCGATTTGATGCGGAAAAATATTCGGTTGAGGATGCACAAATGTGGTTGGACGAAAACGGACACGATCCGATTTTGTTTGAACCGGCATTGGAGGAATCCGTCGAACCAATGGTTGAGGAAAATGCCGAACCAATGGTTGAGGAAAACGCGGCACCCGATGAATTGTCCGTCGGCGATTTCGTTCGCTGGAAATCCGGTAACGGGTTCGCATACGGGCGCATCATTGAAACAAACAACGATGGCGAATTGTCATCGGATTCGGGGTTTGTTGTAACGGGTACGGCCGACAACCCCGCCGCATTGATTCGTGTGTATGAATACGACGCGGAGCAGGGAGCGTACACGGAACGTCAACCGATGTTGAACGTGGTTCACCTGTTTGCAACGTTGGAAAAATTCGACGCAGAGGTTCGAAACAACGTGCCGGTCATGGAACGACGTTCGGCGGAATTTCGCGCCGAATATGACGGCGAAATCGTCCGTGGATATGCCGCCGTGTTCGATTCATATTCCGAAGATTTGGGCGGGTTTATTGAAATAATCAAACCGGGTGCATTTGACGATGTGTTGAACGACGACGTTCGCGCATTTTACAATCATTCCGATTCGTTTTTGTTGGGCCGCGTTTCATCGGGAACGTTACGCGTTTGGGCCGACGCAACGGGTTTGGGTTATGAGGTCAAAATGCCAAATACAACATACGCAAATGATTTGATTGAATTGATGCGCCGTGGCGATGTCAATCAATCGTCATTCGCATTTTTAGTCGGACGTGATCGTTGGGAAAAGCGCAACGGGAAGAACGTTCGAATTATTGAAAAAGTTTCACGATTGATTGATGTGTCGCCGGTAGTCCTGCCCGCCTATCCCGCCGCATCGTCCGGGCTCGCCCAGCGTGAACAACACGATGGTGAGGTTGAACGGCCAAACCTTCGTGATTTTATTTTGAGAATAACTAAACTTGAAAACTGAATCATGAATTCAATCCAATTGCGCGAAAAGCGCGCCGCATTGGTTAACGAATTGAACCAAATCGTTGCCAGCGCACAAGCCGAAGGCCGTTCAATGAACGCCGAAGAAAATCAAAAATTCGACAACATCGAAACCGATGTTCGTGGTATCAAATCCGAAATCGAGCGCATCGAGCGTGCCGAGGAATTGAAGCGCGAATTTGCCGCCAAAAAAGAGGAGCGCGCAGAGGTCGCCGAGCGTCAAGCCGTTACAAAGGGTGAGGCATTCAGCAAGTACCTTCGCCGTGGTATGGCCGGTTTGAACGCGGAGGAGCGTCAAGCGATGATGGAGGTTCGCGGAACCGATCCCCAATTGACCACCCCCGACGCCGATGGCGGTTTCCTTATCCCCGAAGATTTCAGCAACGCTTTGGCGGTTGCAACGAAATTCACCGGTGAGGTTGAGCGTCTTGCACAGGTGTTGAACACCACAAGCGGCGCAACATTGCCTTATCCAAAGGTCAATGATACATCAGTCGTTGCGGCTATCCTTTCCGAGGGTTCCGCCGAAACTGTTTCCGACATGACCTTCGCCGCCTTGAACTTGGGTGCCTACACCTATTCTTCAAAGGTTGTCAAGGTTTCGTACCAATTGATGCAGGATAGCGCGTTCAATCTCGATTCATTCTTGGTTGACACATTGGGCCAGCGTATCGCACGCGGAACCAATGCACATTTCACCACCGGTACCGGCTCAAGCCAACCAACGGGTGTCATCACCGCCGCATCCAGCGCATTGACCGCCGCGAGCGCATCCGCAATCACGGCCGCCGAAATCCTCGAATTGATCCATAGCGTTGACAAATCGTACCGCAATAGCCCCAAATTTGCTTTGATGGCTAACGACAACACGATGTCCGCCATCCGCAAACTGGGTGTTGGTTCATCTAACGATTTCCCCGTGTTCATCCCTTCAATGGCCGCCGGCGAACCCGACCGCGTGTTTGGTGTTCCCGCATACGTGAACAATGACATGGCCGACATCGCCACAACCGCGAAACCAATCGTTGTTGGTGACTTCGACAAATACGTCGTTCGCAATGCAGGTGGTGTTCAAATGTTGCGTTTGAATGAGCGTTACGCCGATTCACTTTTGCTCGGATTTATCGCCTATTCCAGAAAGGACGCCGGATCAATCGATGATTCCGCATTCCGTTACATCACCATGGCCTAATCCATAGATGATGGAGGTTGAATTCATTCAACAAATCGTTGGCAAAGGGTTCGCGTTCTCCGTTGGGGAACGCGTAACCCTCGCCAATGATGTTGCAGAGGATTATATCGCGGCGGGGTACGCGGTACCGGTTGCAAAACCGGCCGTGAAACGTGCCGAGCGTGCTATTAAAAACAAGGGCGAAAAGCGATGAGCATTTCAATCATCACCCCGGCGGTTTCGGAACCATTGTCATTGACCGATGTGAAGGAATTCCTTCGTGTCGATCATTCCGATGACGATACAACGTTGGCCATCATGATTTCCGCGGCCCGTGAATTGTGCGAACAATACACGCGCCAAATTTTGATGACGACGACAATCGAGGAATTCTATGATATGTTTCCGGATTACACGCCCGCGGATAAGGACATCATATATTTGTCCCGCGGTCCCGTGCAATCGGTTTCGTCGGTCAAATACATCGACGATGCGGGTGATGAAATCACAATCAATTCGTCCAAATATCGGACGGATTTGATTTCACAACCATCACGAATCATTTCGGAGGATGGTTGGTTCAGTACAAAGGACACGACGAACGCGGTCATTGTCGAATATGTTGTCGGCTATTCATCCGCATCGGATGTTCCGGCACCATTGCGGCAGGGCATGTTGTTGGTCATTGCCGACATGTACGAAAACCGAATCGATTCGGTCAAGCGTTTGCCGACGGCATCGGAATATTTGTGGAACCCATTTCGCGTGTTCACGTTCTAATGAATCCGGGGGACCTTGATCAGCGCATCACGATTCAAACGTTTTCGGCGGCGGAAATAAACGCGACCGAATTCGTTGATGAATACGCAACGCGCGTCACAAACGATTTCGGCGAAACGGAAACGACGACGTGCGTCGTCACCGATGTCCAAACATTGGGCGGTGTGTCCGATGATTTTTTCGGCCAAAACAATGTTGATTTTTCAACGTTGTCAAATGTTTGGGCGAAGGTCGAGGAAAGGTCGGGCAATGAGGCCGAACGCGGAAATCAAATCGTCGCAACAAAACGCGTCGATTTCATCATTCGTTACAAATCAAATTTGAACGAACAAATGCGGATTGTGTATCGTGGCAACACGTACAAAATCCAATCAATCATCAACGAGGATGCCCGGAAGGCATTCATGCGAATCACCACCGAAATCACCGATTGATATGGCACGGAACTACACGGCAAGGGGTGGTGATGCGGCGGGGATTGGTATCGATTCCGCCGAACTACAACGCGAATTTCAAAAGGTTGTCGCCGAACTGGAAAAATTCGGCAACAAATTAGACGCGAATGAATTGGGCAAAATTCAACGTCGCGCATTGTTTTTCACACGGGATGTGATGAAATCCAACATCACGGATTTCAAGGATGAAAATGGTCGTAGTGAATTCAAGGTGTACCGAAATGGTGGGGTGTATGCCGAAATCACGGCGGGACAATTGCAAAATTCAATTGGCATTCGTAAATCACGAACACGCAATCCAAAATTGACGACCGCATATTGGGTTGGTCCGATTGTGAAGGGGGCATTCAAGGATCCCGAAAAGGGAGGTTGGTTCGCGCATTTCCTAAATTACGGGGGAATGGTTGGGGGCAACAAAGGTTCCGGTTCCGGTATGCCATATTCCGGCAAAAACAAAGGGTTCGCCGATAGGGCAAAGGCCAATACCATCACGCAGGTCGTCGGATATTTCACAATGAACGTGAAATCATACATCGAAAAAACCTTCAATCGTTCATTGTCATGATTGGTAAGGTTATCAAATACAAATTTGACACCGATACGAATTTGAATTCGTTGTTCGGTGGAAGGGTGTTCCCCGTTGTCGGGGCGCAGGGGCAGGCGTCGCCGTTTGCCATTTATGAGGTTGTGAACGTCACAACATCAATGTCAAAGGATAGCGATTCACACGTCGACGAGGCATTGGTACGAATCACGATTGTTTCGTCCAAATATGCCGATGTTCAAAACGGAATTGAATACATCCGAACCGCGTTCGTCCGCATGAATGAAACCATCCGCGGGGTGGTTGTTCAATCGTGCAAATATGACGGCGAACGCGATTTGTTTTCCGAGGACGAACGTACCTTTGGGTCGCAAATCGATTTGACGTTTCGAGTAATTAAATGATAAAAAATGAAAGAGGTCAAACTGGCAAAGGATTGGGAAATCATGAACAACCGCGTTGTTCGGGCAGGATCACGCGTAATGGTTCCCGAACACATTGCCAAACAATTGAAGGAACAGGGGTTTCTTCAAATCAAATCCGAATCTAAAAATCAACAATAATCATGGCCGCATCAACAAGCATCATGAACGCAACGGATGTGCTGATTCAATTCAGCACGGACGGCGTGACATATTCCGAGGTCGGACGTTGTACGAGTGCCTCGCTTTCCGTTTCAATGGAAACGCGCGACACATCGAACAAGGATTCCGCAGGGTGGCGCGAATTGTTGGAAGGACAAAAATCATGGTCCCTTTCGGGCGATGGTTTGGTGACTTACAACATCGCAAGTGCCGACGGATATTCCGATTTGTGGGGATATCTTACCGGACGCACCAAATTGTACGTGAAATTCGGTTCCACCACTACCGATGAGAAATATTATTCCGGACAGGGATTTTTGACATCATTGGACCAAGAGGCGGGAATGGAGGACAACGTGACGTATTCATTCAGTTTTGAAGGAACCGCCGCGTTGACCGAGGCCGCAAACTAATGCGTAAATTTGCAGGGGGGCGGCAACGCGTCGTCCCCCTTTATTAAAAAATCACAATCATGGTTGAATTTATTGAAATAAACGGCAAACGATACCCCGTGCGGTTTGGGTTCAATGCATTGCGTGAATTCACGGCAATCACCGGGACCACATTGGGCGAATTGCAAAACCTACAAAACACCATCACATTGGATCATGCCATCAAATTGGTATGGTGTGGATTCAAGGATGGCGCACGAAAGGAAAAAATGCCATTCGGATTGTCCGTCGATGATATCGCGGATTTTTTGGATGACGACAATTCGATTTTGGAAAAAGCGTTTGACACGTTCAATAAGCAATTCGGCACGGATGAAAAAAAATAATTGACCAACGTGATGGTCGCGACGAATCCGAACCGCCCACATGGGACACATTGGAGGCGTATGCGTTTGGTCAATTGAATTTGCGACCGGGTGATTTTTACGATATGACGCCGAGGGAATTTCAAAATATGTCCAACGGATATTCGGAAAAATTACAAAGGCAATACCGCGGCGACTGGGAACGCGCCCGCTGGATTGCATCGGTGACGATTGCGCCACATACAAAAAAGCGCATCAAACCGAAAGATTTGATGACGTTCCCGTGGGAAATTAAAAAACAAGGACCGAAACGCGTGTGGTCACGTGGTGAGGTTTTAGATGCGATAAATAAGAAATTCAACAAATGAATCTTTCGTCAATCAACCTTCGGTTTTTCGCGAACATCGCGCCATTGGTTTCCGGACTGAATAAGGCGGAACGGGCAATGGATCGCGCCGGCAAAAAGATGCAGGCCGTCGGTAAGAATTTGACGATG